AACGACGTTTGTCGCCCCGGCTGCGAACATGCACGACACGCTCCAGAAGAACCCCAAGCTCTGGCTCGCAGTTAAGGATTTCAGTCTCCGGGCGGACAACTCCATCTTCACTTAGGTCTTCGGAAATGAATTTACGAATTGCTCCCATGCAATGCTCCGGGGATGCGTAAAACAAGTATGCCGGGCCTTCATTTAGCAGCAGCGTCTTGCTTGCCGTATCCTTTGCAATCTTCGGAGTAAGGTCGAGATTGAGGACATCGTAATCCGACATCCACCCTCCGCCAGCGGCGTGTAAAGCGCACCAGCGAGTAAATCTTGACTGGAACCATGCAGCCCGGGCCACGAGGCTGTTGTGCTTATTCAGCTCTTGGGCCAGCTTTTGCTGTAACTTGTTGTACAACGGGCTTCCTTGTGCGTGAGACCTATTGAGCATCACGGGATTCCACCCGTTGGCTGTCCACGATGTCTTCCACCAGTTAGCGCAGGCAAATTCCTCGGGCTGATCTGCGGTCGGAATCGATTGATAGAATGCGTATATGTTCATCAGTATGTTTTGTATCCGAGGTGCTTCACCGGGATGCCGAGATCAATGTGGCACTGATGCCCGGCCTTTTTTGCTCGCCTGCAAAAAGCAACATCTTCACTGGCCCCAGCCGTTGGCAGGAAATAATCCCCTTTGACCTCTGGTTGAGTGGCATTGATGTCTTCAAACACTTTTCGGTGGATCATAATACATCCAGCCCCAATCCAGTCTACGGGGGCGACTTTGTCAGCAAACGCTCGGGCGTCAGCCACGAGAGACTGGTCGCTGCACATTAGCCGAGCACCTTCTTGCCTACCAAAGTACGCAGCTCCGACAAGCTGCTTGCCAGCGCCCATAAGACGATGCAGGACGTGCCGCAGTAGCGGCTGGTCCAACATTGTCCGGGTTGACTCAACCCAGCTCTTGTACCAAGCAGCCCGGCCAATGCTCGGAATGATATCGTGGTCCAGCATGAATAGCCACTTGGCATCTGTCTCAAGAAATTTCTGAGCAATCATGTTCCGAGCAACGTGGATTTCTGTGTTGGTCACGCAGTCAAATCGGATGCGGTCCTTCCCAAAATCCAACGCCATTGCCACGAGCGCCATCGTCGTGACAGGGTTGCTGGTTGTGCACCAAGGCAAGCCGACAAAAATATCCCTACCAGCAAACTCGCAGCGGTATGACGGCATTCCGCTTTGGTCGTGGGATTCTGTGATTGGGTTGGTAAACAGAGTTGGTTCCTCTACGGTTTTTGTTGACTGCACAGGAATTGTAACGTCGGCGGGCTCGGGCTCCTTAATTTCTTCAAGCGTTACCTTTGGTCGGCGGCGTCGGCGATCCTCGACCGGGGGAGTCGCCGGGGGAGTCGCCGGGGGAGTCGCCGGGGGAGTCGCCGGGGGAGTCGCCGGGGGAGTCGCCGGGCGACCGTCCAGCGTCTGCGGAGGACGAACCGGGGTTAAAAATGGGTTTGCTGAGTCTAGCGCCGAAAGTGTACGGCGCTCCATTGGAGATATTTTTTGCTCCATAATTAAGCGCCAGCTTCATCCAGACCCATGTCAATTGCGTCCGAGGCCGACATTTTGATGCGGTCGCTCATGTTTCCGCTCTTTGATGGAGTCTGGCCTGATACAGAGCTGCGCGGCATTTTCCCAGACGCCTTGATCGAATTCAGCTCTTTGGTGAGTTGTGCGATTTGCTGCTGAAGCTTTGCCCGGTTTGACTGCTCGTAACGAAGTTGATTGGTCACAACATGACTCAACGTGGCTGCGGCTGCGATTGCAGCCCTTTCGCTGGAGGTTTTTGGATACAATGCCGAGTTAAACTTAGACTCCAAATCTTTTACCCCAGAATTGTGCGCCTGAATGCGTTGCACCTGCTCTGCGGTCGCCCCGGGAGGAATCTCTTGGTATCGAGCCCACGGGACATCTTTTGTCAGGTTTTCAACGTACCCGTACACCTGCCGTGACTCTTGGTGATACATCTCCTGCTGCTCGGCCTGTCGCTGCTGCATCCACGCCTCTTGGTTTTGCGAAGCCATCTGCAAGTCCTGCTCCCGAGACGACTCAATGTCGTCAATCTGAAGGAGAGCATTCTCAAGCCTGCGAGCGTCCACATACCCGTCTTCAGTTGCGGCTAGACGGTCAATGGCATTTCGTTTCCACCAAGCCTTGCTGACCTTCCCGGGGCCTCCCGCCTCTTCAATCGATTTAATTACATCCTCCCCAGCTTTGTGTTTACGCAGCAGCCCGTAAATACTCTCTGTGCTCTGCTTGAGCGGTGCGTCGTATTTCTCCTTAAACCCGGGGTCGTTCTTGAGGTCGAACGTAGCCCGGAATCGACGCAGTTCGTCGTAATCTGGAGGGGCCTGCTGCTGGGATTCAGCCAGCTTTTGACGGAGAATCTCAGCCTCTGCCGCTTGTCGCTTTGCCAAGCTGGCGCTTTCTGCGAGCTTTCTCCAGTTTGACTGCTGCTTCTCCGACATGTTCGGCGGCATTGGGATTGCCGCAATTTCAGGGTCAATTTCTGGCTGTTGTTTCCCAAAATTTGTCTGAAAATTTGCCCCAAACGGATTCTGTGCATCTTGTTTGGCAGCAGGCTTTTCTGCCGCAACATTTCTTTGATATGCGGATGAATTGTCTAAAGAAATGTCCGAGGAATTGTCCTCGGCTGCGTCCAATGCTGAATCAATTGAATCGCTGAGTGATTGACTAATTGGATCAGCGTCTAGCTTCTCTGCTCCGCCGTCAGGATTTGCTGGCGTGATTTCTGGTACTGTGTCGTCGGTGTCGATCATATTTTACTACATTGTGGTGTAACTGCCAGACGCTGAATCGTCTGCTTGCGGAACGTCCGCTAAGATGTTTTCAATAGCCCGGACGATGCGTTCGCATCCTTCCTTATGCTTTGCTTCTAAGGCAACGGACTCAATCGTAGTCCCAAGCAGCGGCGGAACTTGGTCCCGCAAATGTTTGAGCAGTCGTCCCCCGGTTTGCTGGTGATACTGTCTAAATCTTGCCGAATCTGACGAATTCCATTGATCCATATTAAGCTGCTGTTGGAGGTCTTGGTGGTGTTGCTACTCCCGAAATCCCTGCATTTTGGCTTGGCGTCTGTTGCGTGTACACTTCGCCCATCTGCCGCTGGGCAGCAGCCGTCTGCTGTGGCCGTCCTCCACCTTGATGAGCCGCCGCAGGAGCAATGTCCGGGGGCGGAGGAGTGCCGTGGCCTTGGGTAAGGTGATTGTGTGCCTGCATGTATGCCTGCTTGTATTTCCCAACAGCTTCCCCGGGCATCCCTTTGGCTTGAGCCGCTTGGACGTGCATTGCAAAATGCTGAAGGGCAGAAACGAGTGGTTGTACCGCTTCTGGCGGCAAGCTGCCAGCAGGAACCTGTTCAAGTAGCGGCATGAGCTTTTGAATCATCGTGTCGAGATGCACTTGATCGTTGTCTCGTGGAGAAACAGGAATATCCTGACCAGCAACAATAGCTTGAAGCTCTAGGATTTGCTGACGGGTTGCCTCGATGGCCATTGCTTCCACTTGATCTTTTGGAAGAATCACTTCGTTGGCCGTTGTTTCACCGAGCTTCTTTACCCAATCCAATTTCATCAAAGCATCTTGATTGATGGCCGGGTTGCCCATGTATCGCTGCACCATGACATCCAGAATCTGGTTGTCCTGCGCCGAGTTGTCTGGAATCAGTTCGCTCGCCGGGCTGTAAGCCATTAGAAGAATGTCCGCCGGGGAGATGTTCTTTTCAATCATCTCAAGGCAGCAATTGATTGCATCTTCGTCCAAGTGTTCTGGAATTTCAAACGGAATAAGGAACGGAGGAAGCTCTAGCATTGAACGGTCAAACGCATCAACCACTTCACGACGAGCCCAGATTGCATGCTTTTCCACCTGCCTTGCTAGGTCCAGCTTGCCCTTGAGGTCGGCTGCTGCTTTGAGGTGCTCGGGATGACATATGCCACGTTGCATGCGCTCGACCCCGTGGGAGAATTGCCTAGAAAACCGCATGAGAATGCCCTGTCGGAGCTGATTCTCAATGGCTGCGACCCGGTTAACCTCGGAGGCTGTTTTCTTTCCTTGAGTCTCCACCGGGGCTCCCGGAAGAAACGTGCCAACCTGAATCTCGGCGAGCGTTGAGACAAAGCGGTCTAGCTGCAAGAAGTCTTGAATGTCTGCCGGGAGCCCTTGCGGGACAACGTCGTAGCCTTCGGACACATAAGCTACCGGGTGATGGACTGTTAGCGGGGCAACATTTGGCTTTGCAGTTGGGCCTTTCTTGAGCAGCAACAAGCCTTTGATGTAGCTGTTGTCCACCACAAGGTTTCGGGCTTTATCCACGGCAACATGGGTGTTGTACAGGTCGCGCCCGGCTCCCCGGGAGGACATCAAGTTCCCTGATCCGATCTCGACCGCAAAGAGTGCGAGTGTTTCCGACATGCGGTTATAGCGATCAACCTGCGTACAAATTTCGTCTCCGCTTTTGTCGTCAAAAAGGAAGCGGGAGATTTTCCCGTGCGGCTCTTTGACCAAGATTTCACCCAATTCCACATACTTTGCGTCATTCTCATAGCTGGCCCCGTAAGACCCTTCCCGCTGCCAGTCTTCGTATCTGCGAGCGTCGTCATCCGCATCGAGCGTGCGCCCGGCAGGGATGGCGTTGTTGATTGCCTTGACTAAGTTTTTGATGTGCCACCCGGCCAAAACGGACATCTGTTCGTTTTCAAGGATCGGTAACAGCTCGGCGATTTGATAACGACGTTTTCTGGCCCAGATTGGCGTGGCGTCAGAAAGCATCGGAGTTTCGATGCTAAAAAACGTATAGTCCTGCCTGAGGAACTCAGGCTTCCAGTCCCGGGTGTCGTCCCAGCACCAACCGCAGTATCCGAACGTCGTATTTTCATGCACTGTCTGGGCGACCAAGTCGTCAAATCCGTTCCATCCCCGGATGCACTTGGTGATCGCATTCCGAAAGACCTTTGTCTTGTGTTCCGTATCAATGCCGTCTACAGGATATTTTGCAAACGTCAGTGTCGCAGCTTGTTCAATGACTTCGCGGAACGGCGGCTGGATTCGACTAACCATAGTCGAAAGAAAACCAGTAGGGCGATTGGAGCGCCAATTCTGGCCCATAGATTCCAATTTTTTCGGTTGGTACGGGGGTTCATTGTTTAATTTTTTTTGGATTAATTGATTCTTCCGATTACGTTCGACGTTCTGCTGCTTGAGCCGACGATACGCACTGTGAGCCTGTTGGGCATCTTTAAACGTGCGCCGAACTTGTAGCGTGTCCGGGTCAACAGTGTCTGTGTTGCCAACATCCGGGTCCCTAACGTCCAGCCCGAGAATCCGTGGCTTTTCGTGGTGATCCGTTACTCTAGGCGCTTTGTCGGCAAACCTGTCTGTGATCCGAGATGGGAGAGGCTTTACGTTGGCCATATGCTATAATGTAACCCAACAGGCGTCGGGCAGGTTTGTTGCTCGTTGTAGGACTGATCGGTCCATGAAGATTGCAGCCCGATTGTCGTGGCGCATGAGCGTGCAGCCTCCGAGGACGGCGCTCGACTTGGTGTCCCGGGCCTGACGCACTGAGGCGCACAGCCTGTCTGTGGATGCGATGCACGAGTTGCAGCCGCCACGCCAGTTCACGTTGTTTGGACATGCCCGGCAAATCTGCGCCCGGGTCTCTGCGAGATCATCTGATACCAACGGGTGAGGCTCGTTGGAATAAAGGATGCCCTTGGCCCACGTCCCAATGTCGTTCATCAGCTCCCCGGTTGCAGTTATAGCGTTTACGCTCGTGATGGCGACCATGTCTACCCCGTGGCAAAAGTTTGGCCAGTTTGAGCAAATGTAGCTCCCTACATCCCCTTCGATGTCGCCCCCGGGCAAATGGTTCTCTGCCCGGTACGTCTCCACGGCTTTTAGCAGGTCAGCGTAACTGTACCCGGTCAGCTTTACGTCAGACTGGTAGTAATGCCATCCCCCGGGAGGGATCATGCCCATGATTGGTTTTGCCATAAACTACAGGACAAACTCGTGATGACACTTCGGGCAGATTGTCGTGTCACTGTCAGGCTTTTTGGGCTTTTCGTCAGGGATTTCGGGCATTTCGTCAGGCGAGCCTATCATTTCGTCAAGCTCCTCCTTTGTGAACCCGAGCATCGACATGTCAAAGCCATCCTCTCTCAACTCGTCAATCTCAGCGGCAAGGACATCGTAGTCCCATGTCGCCATTGTCGGGAGCTGGTTGTCTGCAATCGTGTACGCCTTCACTTGGGCGTCTGTCATGCTGTGCAGCACAATACATGGCACTTCCTTGACCCCAAGCTGCTTGGCGGCTTCCATGCGACCGTGGCCAGCAATGATGCGCCCGGAAGAGTGGATGAGGATTGGATTGGTGAACCCAAACTGCTGAATGCTTTCCCTCAAACAAATGATCTGGGCCAATGAATGTTGCCGAGCGTTCCTGTTGTAAGGAATCAACTCTGCTATGGGCCGCATGACGACTTCAAGTCGCTCCTTATTCGTGGCGCTTTTCATGGGTAGGACAAAGGAAGACTTTCATGCCGTTTTTCAGCGTGACTTGTTTTGATGTAAGAGTGCCGCATTTATTGTATTCCATGCCCCCGGAGCCCCTAAACGAATCAACGTGGCCGCATTCGCTCAATTTACGAGGCTTTGGCGTTTTCTGTGGTTTATCTGGTTTGTAATCCTTCACAAGAGATTATGACAGTATTCTATTTCTTTTTTGATTTCAACTGAATGACTACTGTGTCCTTTCCGTTGCAGTTTTTGCAGTCTTCCGACTCATCAATGTAAATAATGGATCGAGCGTTAACCCCGGCTGTGTGGCCGCATTTTGAGCAATACTTTTCATTGTCCCGGACAAACACTTTGCGCTGCTCTCTTTTGAGTCGTGTCATAGTCCGTGGCAGCACCTTGGGGACGTTCACCGGGCCAAACCATACGAGGCACTCCTCGCTGACAAGGAACTCCTCTGCCAAGTTGTGCCTGACGTTTTGAAGCTCATACGATTGCTGGTCCTCGACTTCTTGGTAGGCATTCTCTTCAGCGTAGTACAAGAGCCCTATGTAATAAATTCCCGGCCTATCGGGTTTTTTTGTTGCGTAAAGGGTCCAGCTTTTCTTGCCTCGGTTTTGCATAAATCGATTTCCTGACTGGGTTTTTTCTTACTGGCTTCTGTTCAAGCGTCTGCATGAAGTAACTTATCCACAGAAAATTAAGCGATACCCCAACATTCAAAAGTACTTCGGTCCACGTTGGCGTTGATAATGTCAGAATGTTTGCCACTGCGCCACAAAAGGTTATTGATGCCGCAACTTTACATGCAATGGCTCCCCACTTGTTCCCGTAGATCGGGCTCCGGGGATTCCCGAAGACCCGCAGGATTAAGTGAAGCA